ATTTAGAACACGGTGGGCGATTAGACAAGCAATCTCTTAAATTAAGCGAGGAGTTTGGTGAGCTATGCGCTGGGTATCTCAAGCAAAATGAGAAGCTGACCAAGGATAGCATCGGTGATTGTGCGGTGGTTATCGTAGGGCTTGCATTACTAATCAAGGAAGATGTGCATAGTATTTTTGAGGAATCAGATAACATCAGACGCAAGGATGCAATGGAATGTTTTAAATTGTTAAATGCCAATATCAGTGAGTTCCAGCTATCTCAAGATTTAGCAAGTAAAGAAATGTGTCGGCACAATCTAGTACGTGCAGTGGCTTATCTGAAATCTATTAGTAAGGCACTTGACTACGACTTTGCAGATTGTTTTGAGTTGGCTTATAACGAGATTAAAGACCGCAAGGGTAAATGGATTGATGGAACGTTTGTAAAAGAGGAGGATTTGCCACATGAATAAAGATAAAGTTTATTTAAAAGGCTATGTGATAGGACGTGCTGCAGATACATTAGGTCCTGAAGGACTGATGGTTCAGCTTGAAAACTTGGATGTGGTAGAAATTGATAAAAACCTTGTGCATAGAGACATTAACGAACCGCAGAAAGTCACAGTGCCACAGTTTGTGGCAGATTGGTACGAAACGGTAAAGCAATGATTGAAATTTCTGGCGAGGACAACTAATGGACTTACAAAACTTTATCTATCTACTACTTGCACTGGTCTGGCTGTCTGGATTGATATGGGCTGGTGTGATTGCTTTTAAACATAGAAAGGGAAACGATGAAAGATGAAATAGAAAACCTCATAGGCCAGAATGTTATTTATGCTTTGGCTGAAATTATCTTTAAGGGAGCAAAGAAAGTGGAAATTCCTTTGAAACTAAAGGACGGAACAAAATACAAAATAACAGTAGAGGGAGCGATTGATGAATAAATTATTTTACACGATCATCGGCACAGTATCGCTGATATTTCTGATCGTGTGCATCAACTTAAACTCACGGGTCAATGAGTTAAATACTAAATGCCACGATTTGGAATGGACGGTACAGGAGCATGAGTTATCTATCCAGAGATTGGCTGAGAAAACCAACGCGCAGGATGTTATCTTAAATAAATTAAACAGCGAGTATCAGATGCGTGAGAGACAACGTGCGGAGGAATTAAAAGAGGTGGCAGAGTTGAATGGAGTTGGTGGATGAACAGATATCAAATATTAATAAAATTAATTGAAGATAATAACTTTAGAATTGTTAAAGAACCAAGCTACGATCCTCAAAGTGCATGGAGAGGGGAGCACGTTTATATTATTAATGATGATTTTAAATTCGATCTTTCAATCAATGGATTTTGTTTTGACGAGAGAAGTGTGGATAAAGCTACAGAGGCTATTAGAAAGTATATTGGATTTAAAAAACTAGACACACTAGACGATCTAAAAGAATATCTGGATGAGGTGGCAGTGGATGAACATAGCAAGTAGACTATCTGCATTAAAGTATATTGATATCAAGATCAAATCCAAAAGGCAGGAGATCGAAAACTTAAAGTCTGCTATTTTAAAAGGGCAGGTATATTCGGACGAACCAAAGGGTGGCAAGCGAGGAAACGCTACGGAGGATCTAAATATTAAAATCATTGACGGGGCGGAAAAGATTCGTGCGGAGATTAATCAGCTTATGGAAGAACGCACGCGCCTTATTAATGCCATCGAGGATTTAGACGACCCGCTAGAGAATATCGTGTTGAGATTAATGTACGTTAATGGCTACTCATGGCAAGAAACCAGAAGAGAATTAAATTGTTCTCATGCAACAATCCAAAGAGCGAGAACAAAAGCAATTGAACACTTAAGAATGAACCAAACGTTAACAAATGATACACACAAGGTGATAATATAGTATACAGAAAGAGATCCGTAAGACAGCAGAAGCGTTCACAAGCCTAATTGTAGTTGTCTCCTTATTTTCATAGTTCCAGATCTGCAATAGCTTGCGGATCTCTTTTGTTATTTAAAAAGGTGATAACATGAGACCACAGAAACTAACAATGTCGAAAGGCAAAAGAGTATTATCTGATTACGGATCAAGACAAGACGAATACAAGGAATACAATCGTATGCGATGGAAGTATGACAGAGAAGCTAAAGCATTCTACAATTCGAAAGAATGGAAAGCATTATCTCGATTGGTTCTACTCGAGAACGATTATGTTTGCGAATATTGTGGAGACGAAGCAACGATGTCAGATCATGTGATTCCATTGAAAGCTGATTGGAATAGAAGATTAGATAGAACGAATCTGAAAGCAAGTTGCAAAAGATGCAATGACAAGAGAGCAATTCTCTATCGTAACAATCTGTTGTGAGTGTCAACCTACTGATCCTATCGGTCAGTATCTGGTTGAACGAATGCGGATAAAATATAAATAATGTTCGGAATTTACCCCCGTGATTTTATGAACGGGGCTATATCGTTCGTTATTCAAAGGACGCGGCCTCTTTTGCGCGAAAAATTCCGTTTTTAAAAAGTCATTTGAGTAAAGGAGGTGTCAATATGGGACGAAAAATGAAGCTGGTAGCGACTACTAAAAGTCATTTAACAAAAGAAGAGAAGATCGCACGCAAGAAGATTGAGGACAAGGCTTCTGATGGTTTGGAAGCATTGCAGATCACACCACCAAAACACTTTGATGCGATTGCAAAAGCTGAATACAAGCGCGTGATTAATGATCTGCGAAAGCTACCCCTCAGAAATCTTGATCGAGCGATTTTAGAGACCTATTGTACATGGTACGCAGTCTACAAGGAAATATCCCGTGGATTGCAGAAAGAGGGATATGTGCACGAGACAAGCAGTGGTAAGGTATTACCGAATAAAATGCTCTATAGCTTGGAACGTGCGACTACTAACTTAACGCGGGCAGCATCACAACTTGGTTTGACCGTGGACAGTCGAATGAAGCTGTATGTACCACAAGTGGAAGAGAAGAAAACCAGTATATTTGATAAGTTTGGAGGATAACACCTCCTTTTTATTTTAGGCCGTTGGTGTAGAGGTAACATGACAAGCTCCAACCTTGTAGTCGTGGGTTCGATTCCTACACGGTCTGTATTTTGTCAGAAAGGAGGATTGAAACAATCGTAGATAAGAAATATCAAGATGTAGCTTATAAGTACGCTAAAGAAGTACTGGACGGAAAGCGTAGAGTGAGTGCGAAAGTCTATAAGGCTTGCAAGCGACACATGAGAGATTTGGAGAGTATTTCCAATAGCGACTACGACTATTTCCCGGAGATGGCGCAGAACCCGATTGATTTTATTGAAATCCTCCCAGATGTTAAGACTGGCAAACCTTACCCACTAGCTGAATTTCAGAAATTTATCATCGCTAGTTTATATGGTTGGCGCAGAAAATCAGATAAGACTATCAGACGTTTTAGAAAAGCAATGATCTCACTTGCCCGTAAGAACGGTAAAACGATTCTTGTAGCTGGTATCTTGCTTTATGAATTTCTGTTTGGTCGCAATCCAGCAATGTCCAGACAGTTATTTTGTACAGCAAACGATAAAACGCAGGCAAAGATAGCATTCGAGATGGCACGTAAGCAGTTGGATGCATTGAGGGCGCAAGATGAAGATGTCCGAAAAGCCACTAAACGAGTGCGTGAGGAATTGCGCAATTTGGTAGATGAATCTTATATACGACCACTTTCACGAGATACGGGGGCAGTCGATGGATTTGAACCTTATGTTGGTGTGCTAGATGAGTTTGCAGCGTCTAAAACGAATGAAATGATCGAGCTACTTGAATCTGGTCAAGGGCAGTTAGATAATCCATTGATTTTGATTATCTCAACCGCTGGATTTGATTTGAATGTACCAATGCACACAATCGAGTATCCATATATCGAACGGATTTTAAATGATGAAATCACAGATGATGGCTACTTTGCTTTTATCGCAGAGCAAGATAATGAAGAAGAAATCAAAGATGAAGCGAGCTGGATTAAGTCGAATCCGATTCTTGAGGTTAAAGCGCTCTATGACAATATGATTGATTATCTCAGAACACGTAGGAAAGTATCTCTTGAAACTGGCACGGTGAATGAAGTGCTAGTTAAGAACTTTAACATGTGGCGACAATCATCTGAAAGCTCATACATGGATAAATCAAGCTGGCAACAGGCTAAACTTGATAAAAAACCAAACACACGCAAACGTAGAGTTTGGATTGGTGTTGACGTTGGAAAAGTTAATGACTTATTTGCTATATCCACAATGGTTCAGATGGACGATTATTGGTTTTGTGATAGCTTCTCCTTTGTGGCCACGAAATATGGATTAGTGGCTAAAGAGAAGCGTGACGGTGTATCTTATACCAATTTGGAACGTATGGGTGAATGTGAGATCACAACACTCGAAAGTGGTGTGATTGATGATGAGCGTGTGCTTGAGAAGTTGGAAGAGATGATCTATATGAATGAGTGGGAGTTGCAAGCAATATGCTTCGACCCGTATCAGTTTAGCTCACTAATTGCAATGATTGAGAAACGACATCCAGAATGGCCACTAATCGAAGTCAGACAAAATACAATGGTTTTGAATATGCCAACTCGACAACTACGAGATGAAGTCTTAAAAGGCACAATCAAGCACGCTGGAAATCAACTACTTACAATGGCTATCAATAATGCGCGTGTCAAAGTTGATAATAATGGTATGCGTATTGATAAGGACAAGAATAGCAATAAAATCGACCCATTGGACGCTTTGTTAGATGCTTATGCAGTATGCTACCTCGAACCGTTCGATGGCTCTGGCTACTGGACGAATGAGAAAATTTTGGGAGGAGGTAGCCTATTTTGATCTTACTTAAATATATACACACAATCCTATTGCTGATCGGCATAGGATTTTTAATTTACGGTTTGTTTTTAGTTAATCCAATAGTTGGATTCATCTCGACTGGATTAATTTTGATTATTTTAGCGATCTACATCGATCGAGGAGGTTCATGATGAAGAAACGAATCAAGAAGAAATACGAACTACTAGAACGTATTGAGTATTTAGAGAATGATTTCTTTAAATTTACTCAAGACACAGTAGATGTCATTGAATTTCTAGGTGAACAGATAAAACGACTTGAGCGCAAACATAAGAAACATTGATTTCAATGGATAGAAAGGAGGTGAGATTATATGAGTTTCTTTCAACCATTGGGATCAACCAAACCCTCTTATGATGATTATATTTCTTCCGTGTTATCTGGCAACTACTCCCCAGAATATACGGGAATATCTGCATTAAAGAACAGCGATATCTTAACTGCAGTCACCATCATCGCTGGAGATATCGCACGATTTCCACTACTGAAGAAAGACTTTACTGGGAATATCGAACAAGATGCAGATTTGAACTATCTCTTAAATGTTAAATCGACTGGGAATGTGTCAGCACGAACATGGAAGTTTGCTATGACCGTTAACGCAATTTTAACAGGTAATTCGTTCTCACGTATTTTACGTGATCCTAAAACTAAAAAAGCACTTCAATTTCAGTTCTACAGGCCCTCAGAAACGACCGTAGAGGAAACAAATGACCACAGACTAATATATACGTTCCGTGACCGTTTGACGGGTAAGGCGATTGAATGTAAAGCAGAAGATGTGATTCATTGGAAGTTCTTTAGTCACGATACCATTTTAGGACGATCTCCATTGCTATCGCTTGGTAGTGAAATCAGTTTGCAAGATGGTGGACTGAATACCTTAATTAAATTCTTCCGTGACGGATTCTCAAGTGGAATTATCAAACTTAAAGGCGCTCAATTGAACGGTGAAGCACGTAAGAAAGCCCGTATGGACTTTGAGAAGATGCGTGAGGGGTCAACTGGTGGTAGTCCTTTAGTATTTGACGATACACAGGAATATACACCACTCGAAATTGATACGAATGTCTTGCAACTAATCACATCCAATAACTTTACAACTGCACAGATTGCGAAAGCCTTGCGAGTACCTAGTTACAAGCTGGGTGTGAATAGTCCTAACCAGTCAGTCGATCAGTTGGCTAAAGACTACGTTACCAACGACTTGCCGTTTTATTTTGACGCTATTTCAAGCGAACTTGCCCTTAAAGTGCTAGATGATGAAGAACGCAAGAAATACAAAATCGACTTCGATACTCGGAGCGTGACAGGTCGGAACGTGGATGAAATTACGAAGTTGATTATCAACCAAGTTATCACACCCAACGAGGGGCGCGTGGAACTTGGTAAAGAGCGTTCGTCTGATCCTAACATGGATCGTTATCAATCCAGCTTGAATTATGTGTTCCTTGATAAGAAAGAGGAATACCAAGCAATGAAAGGGGGTGAGAATGAAAATGGCAAAGAGAATCAAGATGAAAGGGCCACTAATTCCGAATAATAGCCAAGAAGCCTACGACTACTTTGGCTTGGAAGCGGTAAGCGCAAAATCTATCACAGATGCCTTTCCAGAAAACAATGGTGACATCGTTTTGGAAGTTAATTCAAACGGTGGTCTTGTAACGGTTGGTAGTGAAATCTATACAGCTTTAAAAAGCTATTCTGGGAATGTGACTGTAGAGGTTACTGGAATGGCTGCGAGTGCTGCAAGTGTAGCAATTATGGGTGCTGATAAAGTCCTTATCAGTCCAACAGCGCAGATTATGATCCACAAGGCACTTTATGGATACGTATCTGGCAACAGTGATGATTTGGATAAGGCTTCTAATGCACTAAAATCAAGCGATAAAGCTATTATCAATGCTTATGTCGCTAAAACTGGTTTATCAGAAGAAGAAATTCTTGACATGATGAGAAATGAAACTTATATGTCAGCTAGTGAAGCAGTTGAAAAGGGTTTTGCGGATGAAGTGATGTCCTTTGATGATGTTGGTGCAGTAGCAAGCCTCGAAAGTGGATTGTTACCGCAAGCTGTTATCGATGACTTTTACGCTAACCGTAGCAAGCGTAAGTCAGAAATTCAAAATATGCTACGAGAAGTAGAAAAAGAAGAATTACTCAGAGGGCTATAAGCTCTTTTTTTAATACCGAAAGGAGAAATAAAGGTATGTATACAGAAAAAATGGAACAGATTAAAGCGCTGATTGCAAAAGTTGGTGCAGAAATCACTGCTAAGACAGAAGAATTAAAATCTGCCTTGAATACTGAAGATCTTGAAAAAGCGCGTGCAATTCGTGATGATAGCGATGCTTTGAAATCTCAAAAAGAAGAAGCCGAAAACAACTTGAAGTCTTACGAGCTTGGGGAAGCTGGAAACGCTAAAAGCGAAGCTGGCAAAGCTCATAAAGTAAAAGCAGAAACTAAAACTTATGGTGAATCAGTGAACGAATACATTCGTACTAAAGGTGCGGTAGTAGATAGCCAACTTAAAACAGACGGTAAAGATGTGCTTGTACCAATGAACGTAGCAGTCAACCCTACACAAGACGGATTGAAAAAAGACGGATTGAAAAAAGACGGAACTGAGAAAGTTACTAGCAAAGAAATCGTAACTACTCCAATGCGTGAAGTTAAGACAGTTGTTGATCTTAAACAATTTACAACAATCCACAAGGCGTCTAAAGGTGAGGGGTCTTACCCAATCTTGAAAAAAGCTACATCTAAGATGGCAAGCGTAGAAGAATTGGAAAAGAACCCAGCTCTTGCTAAACCAGAATTTACAGGAGTTGACTGGAAAGTTAAAACTTATCGTGGCGCAATTCCATTGTCTCAAGAAGCTATTGATGATGCAGACGTAGACCTTTTGGCAATTGTTGCAGAAGCAGCAAACCAAATCAAAGTAAATACTACAAACGATGCAATCGCTACTGTATTAAAAGACTTTGAAGCTGAGACTGCTGCTGATTTGGATGCAATCAAGGAAATTTTGAATGTGAACCTTGACCCAGCTTATAACGTATCATTTGTTGTTTCTCAAAGCTTCTATCAAAAACTTGACACAATGAAAGACAAAAATGGTCGTTATCTTCTTCAAGATTCTATCGATTCTGCGTCAGGTAAAGTTTTCCTTGGACATCCAGTGTTCGTAGTTTCTGATACTGCTCTTGGCGCAACTGGTGAAGCTAAAGCCTTTATCGGTGATATTAAACGTGCTGTACTCTTTGCAGATCGTCAAGAGCTTGGATTGCGCTGGACTGACAACGAAATCTACGGTCAATACTTGCAAGCAGTAGTACGCTTTGACGTTAAGAAAGCTGATGCGAAAGCTGGTTACTTCGTAACTATGCCCTAATACACCCCCAACTAGTGGGGGTGTCTCACGATCAGCGGTAACTCTAGCAGTACCAACCGCAAGTAGCACCAAAGCCGACATCATGGCTTATCTTGATAGCAAAGGAATTTCTTACACTGCATCACAGACCAAGGAACAATTACTGGCTTTGATCGGAGGTTAGAAATATGAGTGTTTCAACCGAATTATTAGAGAGCGTGAAGCTCTACTGTAAGATTGATTATGACTTCGAAGATGAATTGATCGAAGAAATGATTGAATCAGCGCAAGATGAAATCTGTTTTGCTATTGGGAATGATGTAACTCCTAAAGAATTAGCGAACTACGCTAAATTTTTGCTTGCGGTTAAAAAGCAAGTAAAAGAAGAATATGAACATCGTGGTTTATCTGCTGACACACAACGTCATGGACTTGCTAACGGTGTTTTAAACATTATCCATCAATTAAGAACACGGAGGGAACTCGATGATAACAAGAAAAATGAATCACAGAGTAACATTCTTCCGTGAAATCGGAGGTCAGAACGAAGATGGTGAGGTTATCTCTCCAATTCGTGAAAACCTCTATACTTGCTGGGCTGAGGTTGCTAAGACCTCCTTGAAAGACTTTCAAGAGGGAGCGAACCAGACGGCTAACAAGAAAGCTAAAGGGATTGTATCTTCGAATGAATTGAAAACCTTGTACGTCCGACATCATCCAAGACGCCCATTTGATAGCTCAGATCATGTTGAATTTAATGGATTTGATTATGATATCGTGTCTATCGATGTGGACGAATCATCATTTGACATGGATAAGATCAGCATCAAGAGGCGAACATGACAAAGGGTCTGGATCAGATTTTATCAAGGCTTACAGAATTGCAAGCGAAAGCTCCAAAGGCTGCAAGAGCTGCGGTTAAGGAAGCGGCAGACGAAACGGAACAGATTTTAAAAAGAAATACTCCCGTTTATTTTGTTATGGATAATGTCCATGCCAAAGATGATACGAAAGTAACCAGTTTTAAAGGCGGAGACCACGGTTTGATATCAAAAGATATAGGATATGGTCGTGCTACAGGCTGGCGGATACACTTTCCGGATGATGGTACGAAGTATCAGAAGTCACAAGGATTTGAAGAAAGAACGATTAACGAAGCGACACCAATTGTAAAGGAAATATACGCTACGAAAGTAAAGGAGGGATTGGGATTGTGACAGTAGAAACAATAGCTTATAAGTTATTAAGTAATAACGAAGAGCTGAATAGCTTACTAGATAAGCTACGAGGGAAGAAGTTTGGTCTTGGATTTAAACAAGGAATCTTTACTTACGATATCCCAGAACGACCTACGAACGCTTTGAGTAAGGAGCTTGCTCCCTTTATGCGTATCTATCCAACATACGAGAATGATGTTGAGTTTGCAGATGATAAAGCCATCTCGACGGAACACAGGATCACGATTAATTATTGGTGCTTGAATGCAAAGCAGTCTGAACAGATCGCTGAATTGATGGATAAAATTTTAGAAAGTAACGGATTTGAACGTTACACAACGAATGAACTGCCAAGATACAGAGATAACGATATTGACTTACTGGTGAATGTAAGAAAGTATCGTTTTTTTGATTGGCAACTTGATAAATTAAGAAACGAGGATTAATGAATGTCTAAAGTTAAATTTGGATTGCGTGGATTTGAATTTGGTGAAGTAACATCAGAAAACAAAGTCCCAACAACTATGAAATTGACTGGTATGAAATCTGCTAAAATTGATATCACGAACGAACTTGTAACAATTGCTGCTGATGATGGACCATACGTAGTATTATCATCTGGTATCACAGGTACACAATTGGAAATTTCAGTGCTTGACTTGCCAACAGAAGCACGTAAAGTGTTGTACGGTATCGAAGTTAAAGACGGTATGGAAGTCTACAACAAGAACCTCACTCCTAAGGACGTGGCTTGTTGCTTCCGTACATCTACAGAAGATGGTAAAGCTATCTGGATCGGTCTCCTTAAAGGTAAATTCTCTCTTCCTGGCATGGAAACTGAAACCAAAGACGGTTCACCAGCACCTAAAGAAGACAGCGTAACAGGTAACTTTGTAGCGCGTGGCGACGATGAAAACGGCGATGTAATGATCATCGCTCGCGAAGATAACCCAGCATTTAACTTGGAGAAATTCCGTGCTGCAGTCTTCCCAAAGTCGTAAGCGCCACACCAGCTTCGCCTGTAGGCGCAGGATAACAACTTTCTAAGCATGGAATCTATTTCCATGCTTTTTATTTTTATTTAAGGAGTAGGAAATGTATACAATCAAGCTAAAAATTGGTGGAATCGATAAAGAATTCACCAAAGAATATATCAATGTAGAAGATAATCTTCTCGCAACTGAGCAAAACGTGCGACAATCAGCACTTATCCAAGACCCTAAAAAGGCAAATGATCCAAAAGAAAATCGCAAATTAAATGAAGCATATCTCAAAATGTTTGTAGATATGTTTGGCAATCAGTTTAAAGTCGAAGATTTGAAGCAAGCAGATATCACGATTTTGAAAACATTAGAAAAAATCTATCTTGCAGCGCTTGGAATCAAAGAAGAAGTGATCGAAGACCTTGAGGGTGAAGACGAAAAAAAGGGATAAGCCCAGAAGAAGCGCGTGACAATCTCTTAATCTGGTTTCAAGAGTTGATGCAACAAGGGTATACAATCCTTGAAATTAAACAGATGCGACTATCCGACTTTGATTTAATGGTTAAAGCCTTTGAAACGAAGAAAGAAGAAGCAGAGAAAGAGACTACGCTTGATAAAGCATTTCCGCTTTTATTTGGTTAGGAAAGGAGGATAAATGGGTAGTAATTTAGGTGAATTGGTAGCGACAGCATCGCTGGATATCCAACCATTTATTGGGAATACCAAGCAATTAAGCTCATATATGCGTGGTCTGGATCGATCCTTATCTGCGATGGAGAAATCCTTTAAAAATGTTGGTAAAGGCGGTAAAAATCTAACGGGAATGAAGACCGTATTGGGTGAAACTGCTAACAGCATTAAAGCCTATGAGGGAATTTTAAAACAACAAACAGATCACTATAATAATCTAAAGTCAAAGATTGGTGATTTGAGTAGTGCGAGTGCAAAGAACAAGGAAGACTTGCTGGGCGCACGTAATGCGATGTTGCAGACTGCTACGACCTTATCAGATTTGAGGGGGCGATATGCTGACCTCACAAGAGAAATCAATATCCAGTCTAGTAAATGGACACAAGTTGGTGATAGTTTGCATTCATTCGGTTCGAAAATGCAGGGCATTGGCAAGAATATGCAAAGTGTTGGATCGACACTTACCAAGGGTCTGACTGTACCACTACTTGCTGGAGCTGGGGTGGCAGTTAAGGCTGCGATTGATTATGAAAGTGCGTTTGCTGGCGTTAAAAAAACAGTGGACGGAACTCCACAGCAATTCGCACAACTATCTACCAGTATTCGTGAGATGGCCAAAGAAATGCCGTCTAGTGCGGTTGAAATCGCACACGTAGCAGAAGCAGCAGGGCAGTTAGGTGTACCAATTGGAGCGATTAAAGACTTCTCGAAAACAATGATTAATTTGGGAGTGTCTACTAACCTAAGCTCCGAAGAAGCTGCATCATCAATCGCTAAGATTGGTAATATCATGCAAGTATCTGGCAAAGACCTTGGTACATGGTCTGGACACTTTGGATCAGCCGTGGTGGATTTGGGTAAGTATGGTTGCCCAGTTACTAAGAAATTAGTGGCTTAAAATAACGGCCAAAATCGGTGAAAACTAAGTCTAAATAATAGCTTACTACTACCGAATGTGATATAATAGTAGTATGAAAAAGCTAACAAATGAAGAATATATCGAAAGATTAAGAAATAAGCACGGCAGTGAATATACGTTATTAACTCCTTATAAAACAATGAAAGAAGAAATCGTTGTCAGACATGAGGAGTGCGGTGAAATTTTAAATACAACACCAGATAAGCTTTTAAAAGGTGGATGTATAAAATGTGGTTATAAAAAAATGAAAAAGGCTCAAAGAAAAACCAATGAGCAATTTTTAGAGGAGGTATCAACTTCTTACAATGGTATGTACCAATTAGTTGATACATACGTAAATAACACCACGAAATTAAAATTTTATCACGAAGAATGTGACTGCTACTTTTATGCAACTCCGAGAGATTTTTTACAAGGTAAGGCAGGGTGTCCTGCTTGTAAAAATAAGAGGATTTCAAAAAGTGTTACAAAAACACACGAATACTTTTTGGAACTTCTTGGTGACAGTTTAGGTGAAGAATATCAAATCCTTTCAAAGTATAAAAACGCAAAAACCAAGATGAAAGTAAAACATAATGTTTGCGGACTTGAGTTCTTTTCAACTCCTCCTCATATCTTAGAGGGGAAAAGATGCCCCGAATGTTGGAAGAATAAGTTGAGTTTTGAAAGAAGAAAAACACACGATAAATTTTGTCGTGATCTTGGAGCAACTTGGTTTGATGACTACGAACTTCTTAATGAGTATGAATCTCAAAGAATAAAAGTTAAGGTAAAACACAAACATTGTGGAAATGTTTTCGATGTTTTTCCAGACAGCCTTCTCGCAGGAAGTGGTTGTCCAAGGTGTAAAGAAAGTAGAGGAGAAAAGAAAGTATCTAGTCTTTTAAAAGAAAAAGGATACAATTTTATTCCTCAACTTAAATTTTCTGATTGCATTTATAAGAGTAAGTTACCGTTTGATTTTGGTATATTGGATAAAGAAAACAATGTAATTTTGTTAATTGAATATCAAGGGATACAACATTATAAACCTGTATCAGTCTTTGGTGGGCTAGAATCTTTTCTGGATCAGCAGAAAAGAGACTCAGTGAAAAGAGAATACGCAAAAGCGAAAGGTATCCCACTGATTGAAATCAAATATGACGAAAACATTGAAGAAAGAATAAAAGAATTAGATAAGTTAATACCGAGGTAAATTGAGTGATTAAAAAAACTCAATCACCGTAGAGCATAGGAAGTGAACCTATGCTTTTTGTTTAGTCAAAAAGTGTAGAATATAATCTTCCCACGAGTGGCCGTCACCTTAACAAGTAATGTTGAAGGTGAAAATATATGCCGAACTCATAGGAAACTATGAGAAACAGAGGATAAAAAGCTTTTGTGATAACAAATGAACCATTTCGCCACAACAGAACGTGATATTGTAGCAATGGCCAACCGTTTAGCAGCGGGGGGTAAAATTGCAGGACTGACGACGCAAGATATTCTAGGACTTGCGACTGCAATGAGTAGCGTAGGGATTGAAGCAGAAGCGGGCGGAACTGCGATGACACAAACCCTTACTGGTATTGGTAAGGCGGTCGATGGTGTTGGAGATGGTGCGAAAGAGAAGTTAGAACTTCTTGCTCGTGTTTCGGGTGTCTCTGCTCAAAAATTCGCTGAAACTTGGAAGAAACATCCAGTGGAGGCATTGCAAGAATTTATCAAAGGCCTTGAACGAGGGGCTAAACAAGGTAAGAACATAGATGAAGTTTTGAGCGCTTTGGACATGACAGGTATTCGTCAAGGGAATATGCTGAAATCTCTTGCTTCTGCATCAGACAAGATGAGTGAGGCAGTCAGTCGCTCTAATACCGCTTGGAAAGAAAACAACGCACTTACTAATGAAGCAAGTAAACGCTACGAAACCACAGAATCACAACTTAAAATTTTTAAGAATAAACTTACTGACATTGCTATTGAATTCGGCGGGCCACTCTTAAAAGCGTTAAACAGTGGTTTGGATGCTGCGAAACCGTGGCTACAAACACTATCAGACATGGCTAAAAAATTTAGTGAAATGTCAACTGAGCAACAACAAAGCATCATTAAATGGGGCGCTATGGCTGCTGCAATCGGGCCGGCTCTTAAGTTGTTTGGCGGTGCTGCAAGCATCATTGGTGGTTTTGCTAAAGGATTAGGAACAATCGCTAAAGGTATTGGTACATTTAGCGGTACACTTAAAACTATTTCAAACGGTGGCGGTTTTATCAACGGTTTGAAACAAATGGCCACTGGTATGACTGCTACGGGTACGGCTGCTGAGGGTGCTGCTGCAAGTACAGGATTGTGGAGTGCGGCGGTTGGCTTACTTGGTAATCCATTAACGTGGGGTGTAATCGCTGGTGGTGCTGCATTAGTTGGTATCGGTATCATCGCTCACGATATCGCAGAAGCGAACGAACGTACACAAACATGGGGTACGAGCGTAAGCAAGCTACAAGATCAAGAACTATCACGGTTAAAATCCAAAGTCGATGAAGTGCATCAAGCTACAGTAGGCTTTGGTCAAGGTGGCGCACAAGCGGTTGAAAATGTACGTAAGAGTGTGCAAGGTCTTGCTGATGATATCCAAAAAGCGATTGACAAAGACCTTGAGAAAACTCTCAAAGGTCTTGAAAAAGTTGGTGCGAATGAAACAATCCAAAAACGTGCTGTAGCGCAAGCAGAACAGCAAAAGAAAAACATCCAGTCGATGACAGATGAGATTGTACAGATTTATCAAAATGCATCTGACCAACACAGAAAGATTACTCGCGAAGAACAAGCGATTATTTCTGACTACGAAAATCAATTTATTGATAAGCAATTGTCATTGCAGAAGTATTCTGCCGATGAACGTACCGCAATTGTGAAAGCCATGAATGGCCAGATCAGTGATCTGAATGAAACGCAGTTACGTAAAGGTACAGGAGTCGTAGCTAAATGGCTCAAAGAGGAACAGAAACTCTACGATGAGCAAGTGACTGCATTGAAAGATGCTCACGAAAAGGGGATTTATAGCCAGTCCGAATACAACAAGGAAATGGAAAAACTAAATGCCCAACACAAGACCAAAATGGAAGCCTATGGCCGTGAGTATGCAGAACTTCAAAAAGAGTGGAGTAAGAAAGTACCTCTTAATTTCGGTAACGACGAACAACGTAAGATGTACTTTGACCAGATGCGCAAGGATTGGGCAGAGCTTGGACTTGATTATGACAAGATGATGGCCAAGGCAGACCAATTTGCTGACATCGTAGGTCGTTCATCTGGTATGGTCGCTAAAAGCGTACAAAATATGTCGCAGGAGACCAAAGATGCTAACAACCTATGGAATGGATTGGTATTTGATCCTAAGACTGGGCAAGTCAAAACCAATGCACAAGAGGAAGTAACTAAAGCACTCCAAGCCGAAAATGGCTGGGAGAATATGCAGTTTATCCTCAAGCACGCAAACCTTGAGACTAACGCTAAGATGACGATCGGACAAGCGCTGGTTGAGGTTGGTAAGTGGGATAGTTTAACCCCACAAGAAAAAGAACTTGTGGTCGGCAACAATCAAGGTATGCAAGCCATCCTTGATAATAAAACATTGTTAGAACAATACAATGCTATGCCAGCGGAAGTCAAAGAACTTTTAATGAAGAATACTGACTTTCTATCATCTGGCGAACGTGCTACTGCGATCATTGAGCGCTGGAATACACTCACACCAGAACAGAAAGAGCTGATCTTAAAGGACGCTGCTAGCGATAAGGCTGAACGTGTACGGCTTGCAGTTGACTCTTTAACTGGTATGGCTCACGTAGTCAATTTAGATGCAGAAGATAAGACCAAGAGTGCTATTGCTAGTGCGGTGTCTGGTATTTTAACACTACCTACCGACCACAAGACTGATCTGATCGCAACACCAGACGGTGTGACACTTGGAACTAACCAAGCAATGGGCGCTTTAGGATTGTATAACGGATTTGCTGTACCTACGAAACAAATCACTGCTGATCCAAATAATGCAACTAATGCAGCTGGCCAAGCAATTGCCAAACAGCTAGAGTGGAACAATACTCCAAGTCCTGTTAAACCACAACTTGGTGATTCTTCTAATGCTGTAAATGCTGGTCAATCTGCAATCAATAAACAAAATGAGTGGAATAGCCTCAGCAGTCCTATGAAGTATGTTACCGCAGATTCTTCGAGTGCGGTTAATGCTGCAAATAGTGCTACCAATGCTATCAATAGTATTCCTACAAGTCACCATACAACTATCACAGCTACAGAAGTAGTAAACAGAGTGGTCAACTCATTCTCCCGTGTGTTCGGACACGCTAAAGGTACGAATTATCATGAGGGCGGACTTGCAATGGTCAATGACCAAAGCGGTACACTCTACAAGGAAATGGTAACACTACCAAATGGATCATCATTCATCCCAGAGGGGCGTAATGTTATCCTTGATCTTCCAAAAGGATCAAAAGTCATGCGAGCTGGTATGACCAAGAATTTTATGCGTGAATTAGGAATACCGAACTTTGCAGACGGTGTAGGTTGGAAACATTCGGAAGTGGCGAACGTTACACAAAGAATTAAGAATGTGAATGAATGGAAACGTGAGAACGAACAGCGTGATCTTGTACCGTTTATTCAAGAGTTGATCGACCAAGTAAAACGTGGTAATAATCGTGGAGATCGACCAAACCAAAACTATACATTAAATGTGCATGGAAATAGCAACGGTCAAGATTTGACACCAGAATTTATGAAGCGCTTGATGCGTGAACTAGCTTACTATACTAATCAAGAGGGGAGGGGGTTAGCTTGACAACATTTACTTTCAACGGAAAGAAAAATACTGAATTCGGTCTACGAGTAGCAGAGGGCAAGAAAATTACTACTTCCAGTCTTGATATAGAGCGCGTGGCAGTAGCTGGTCGTGACGGTGAGTTACTTATCAGTAACAATCGTCTTAATTCTGCTGAATTGAGTTTTCCAGTTAATTTTGTGAAAGAAAAAGGTTTGATCGCTACAGAAGTTTATAAAATTTCTGAGTGGTTAAATGTAGCAGGTTATAAAGATTTAACAATCTCTTATGATCCAGATTTTATCTATCGTGCTGCATACCTCGAAACATTTAGTATTGAGGAAACCATGCGACAATTTGGTAAAACAACAATCAATTTTGTTTGCTATCCAGTCAAATTTTACAAACAAGGTCGTGCTACTCAAACCTTACAGAATGGTGCGACAGTCAACGGTATTGGTAATGTCAACGCAAAGCCTATCATCACGCTTGTCGGGTCGGGTGATTGTACGCTTACTATCAATGGTCGCAAGACCAAGTTAAGAGGTGTGCAAGGCAAGATCACACTAGATATGCAAGCGAACCAAGTGTATAAGGACAACTTGCCAGCATGGGATAAGGTTGTACGGTCTCCACAATTCCAAATGCCGTATCTTGACTATGGACGCAATTTGATTAGTTGGGATGGTGATTTTGGCGTGTTTATGATCCCAAACTGGGGGGTCAAATTATGAGGCCTATTTTATTTAATAAAAATGAGACGGCTTTCGACACTTACGGTCTGGGTGAGCTTAACGTGACCAAGGGAACAGTCACACGGGAACGAAACGGAAATTATACGTTATACGCTGAGATTCCCGTGAATGATCCAGCAACAGCGACTCTTGAGAAAGAAATGAAGCTGAAAGCTGATGCTGGTTTGCGAACCAAAAACCAATCTTTTGAAATCTCACGGATCGTAAAGGATAGCAGCAACATCGTTAAAATCTACGGGCAACATATTTCGCACAAGCTAGAATACATGGGGCTAGTAAATGGCAGGGCCTTTAGTGGTTCTGCTTTTACTGCCCTTGCTATTTGGCATAATGCAACGATTGGTGATTTACGTTTTGATGTCTGGTCAGATATCCAGACGACTGGTAAGGGTGTGTTTGACATCTCCAAAATGGAGAATGCAAGACAAGCCCTTGGTGGTGTAGAAGGATCTATTTTAGATATTTATGGTGGTGAATACGAGTTTGACAATATGACCGTGCGACTGCATAAGCAGTTAGGACGTACTGCACCAACCGTATTAGAGTATGGTCGTAACATCTTATCCGCTGAATCAGATGAAACGATTGAAAGCTCATATACTAGCGTGTTACCATTCGCCACTTATACCCCAGACAAGCCAGAGGGCGACACTAGCGATAGTCAACCAGACCCTGTAACAGTCACGCTCCCAGAAAACTACGTAGATAGTAAGTACAAGGCTCTCTACGCACATCGCAGAATTAAAGTCGTAGACTTTTCAAGCGAGTTTAAATCCGATAGCAAGAGCAAGGATATTCCAACTCCCGACAAGTTGCGTAAAATTGCTATGGATTACATGGAACGCAATGCAATCGGGAAACCTAAGATCAATATTAAGATCGAGTATGCTGATTTAGCTAAAACGCTAGACTATGCAGATAACGGCTGGATTGAAGAACTGGAATTGTGCGACATCGTACCAATCTATTATCCACAGATTGGGTTAACAGATGAAACCGCTAAAGTAACCACGATCACTTACGACTTTATCAACGAGCGAAACGAAAGCGCAGAGTTTGGTGATATTGGTACAAATGTCCGTGCGACCATGCAGAGTGGTCTAGCTGGACGAGTTGATGATATCGCTAAGGCACAGCAAGACTTTGAAAATAGCTTACCAGACTATCTCTTAAACGCTCAAGGTAACAAGGTTTGGTATAACAAGCCAGACGGTAAAGAACATAAGATTGGTGATATCTGGTTTGAAAAAAACGGTATCTATGATCGTATGTACGTCTGGAACGGGTCGCAATGGGAGAAGCGTATCGACACAGAAGATGTCGATAAGATCAAGAAAGAGGTTGATAAGCAGTTAGAACAAGCCAAGCAGTCAACCGCTATCGAGATTGAGAAAGCCAACGCAAAGGCTCAAGAAGCGCTTATTAAAGCTGGTACAATCCCAGACACGGCTACGCTATCGGATCAGATTAAAACACTGATTTTAAACAGTCCAGATCTGTCACGTAAGGTCACGGAAACCTTTAATAATGCGGATAATGGGGATACGATTTATAGTAAGGTGTATTCCAAAGTATCTCAAAATTTCGCAAGTAAGGGCGAATTTGAAAATATAGACCGTATCCAGAACGACATGGGTCAAGATTTAATTGACCTGTCTAAAAAAATTAAAACGCAAACCGTAGAATTTAACAAGCTGACGGAAAGTAACAAACTCTATGAGCGTATCCTTGGCACGTCAGAAACAGACGCACCAGACAAGCTCTCACGGCTGGTTATGTCCAGTGATATCTTTCAGACGGAAGTCGGAAAATATGTAACGGATGATAATAATTTGATTGTCAATTCAATGACTATGTCTACTAATACGCTTGTCGGGAACAACAATCCAAATGCGAGCGTATCCGTCGCAGATGGCATTTTCACGATAAAGGCGCAGGGCTTGACAGGCTATAACTGGTCTGGTTTCACATTGCCTATTTACGTTAAAAAAATCTATCGCGGTGAGACTTACACGTTAGGTTTTAAGTATCGTATTAGAGAGTATCCAGACGTTTCATTCGCTTTTAACATCAAGAACCACGGTCTGAATAAAACCTTAACTTGGGCGAATATTGGTGAGAATAGGCCACCATTGGACGAATGGCAAGAGTTCCAAAAGACTTTCACCATGCAAGAAGATTTCGCTTTTGGCGAAGATAAAAACTACCCGTTTTATATCTTTTTGGCAAAAAATGGCTGGATAGAGTTCAAAGAGCCGATCCTTGTCCGTGGGTCAAACACAGGGCCTTACAAGCCTAGCCAGTTTGATGACGCGTTCGCTGAAACAAAGGCAGTACGGACACAGATGAGCCTGCTTGCCGGATCATGGGCAGTCCGTAACCTTAACAGTAACGGTGATGTACTCAACTCAATCAACGTACTCGCTGACGGCACGAACCGAATAGACGGACGGTTAACACACATCACGGGTCAGACAAAGATTGACAATGCAGTCATTAAAGACGGTATGATTGCTAACCTAAACGCTGATAAAATCACGGGCGGTACAATTGATGCCAGTCAGGTCAACGTTATCAATGTCAATGCTGGTAACGTGCTTGCTGGTACGTTAACTGGTATGACCGTTCGAGGTGGTCGGATCGAAGGTCTAAATGGCAAGATGTATATTGACTTACAAAATAGTCAATATAACGTTTTAAACAACGAAGCCACAATCAGACGGATTGACGATACCAATTCCTCGCAATTTATTAAATTAACAAAGAGTGGATTTATCGCAGAACGATTCAGAGATAGCAATGCTGCACTCATGGTTTTAGGCACGAATCACAACAAAGACCCTAAAGAGGTAGAACGGCATGACAATGAAACGTTCGCAGGTATTCGGCTTTGGTCTGGTAAAGGAAACGGCACGGAAGAAAGCCTTACAGAATTCGTGGGTGACCGTGTACTGATCTACAATAACGGTCGATACCGCAGTCCTTGGAACTTCCACGGAAATACGAATGACGGAAATGCCTATCTGATACCGATGAACCAAAACGGTGTTAAACACTACATTGGTCGTGGTGACTTCTTCCTAGAGGGTATCTACTCACGGAAGTTTTATATGAGCGGTGGTATTGATATTGGTGATTATATCTGGGACTTGCTCACTTGTTTCGGAGAAATGGCAAAAAATAATATGCTTGGAAATGCTAAAACTCACATCACGGGAGTTCTACGGAAACGAGGTTATAGAATTTAATGAACACAACAGACAAAATTATCAACGATGTCGCAGTCCAACTTGCGAATAAAATTATCGAGTGCGCTAATTATAAAGCGTATTACGAACAAACTAATGAATTACTAACTAAATTTAATGATGTTTTAGCTAGTGACTCAGCACTTAAAGACCTCTTTGACGAGGCCTCTCAAAAATTAGAAGAAGGTAAATAGTATATGACATTTAAAGTAGTTAATAAATACGCACAAGACGCTAACCGCACATTCGTAGCAATTCGACAAGACGCACCTTATACGGCCTTTGACCGTGTGTTAATCGGTGATCGTACCAATGACACAGACGAGGCTCTTATTGAGGCCGTGTTGGGTCAAATCGCCACTGAATTTAATCCAGCGGACGGTGTGAAGAAATTGCAAGAAGATTTGCACGTACAAGCTGAAAGCTACGAGCAGAAGCTGGCAGAAAAAGATACCAAAATCGCAGAAGTAAAAGCGGTAGCAGATTGGGCAGTATTGGCACGGGTGACTGACACAGACAATCCATTAGACCCTACTATCTACAAGCGTGGTCTTGAATTGGTTGACTTAGGACAGTCTGGTAAGACTTACAAATCGCAAGAAATCTTCACGCTTGAAGATGCAACACACAACGCACAATATGGTGAGGGCAACCGTGTGATGGTGCAAGTCAATAGCGATTTCACATATAACGGTGAAACACTTGACCAACTCGCAAGCCTTGAACAAAATGGAAAATTGGCAGTCTGGAAATGGACTAAACCGAAAGAAAATACAGATTTAGCAACACAACCACTCACATAGAATTGGGGTGATTGAGTGACAATTTCGGATTGGATCGCACACCTTGCCCCAACTATTGGAGTGATCGCTACTGGTTGGTTTGGGATGAAAGCTAGTAAATCTGCTAACTTAAATAAAGAGCAATTCAACGAGTTGAAAGATGAACTAGGCACGATCCAGAAGTCAGTAGAAACAGTCAAAGTTGTGGGTGAGGATAATAATAGGAAAATTGATGAAGTGAATGATAAACTAGCCGTGCATGATGATGCGCACTTAGTAACTATGTACTTACGTTTAGAACGTGATATCAGTACAGCTATTAAGCGTGGATACACTACCGTGCATGAATCAGATATCATTCACAAAATGCACAAAAGCTACAAGAAACTCGGTGGCAACGGGTACATAGATGCCCTGTATAGTAAATATGTAAATTTAGAAGTGAGGAAATAACATGAATAAAATTAACTGGTCAGTACGTTTGAAGAATAAGAATTTTTGGCTTGCACTTGTGCCAGCTTTGGCCTTGCTATTTCAAGCATTCGCTGACATCTTTGGAATCAAGCTAGAATTTGGACAAACCATTGATAAAATCCTAGTATTCGTCAATGTATTGTTTGCCTTCCTTGTTTTGGTCGGAGTGGTCAACGACCCTACAACCGCTGGTTTGAGCGATAGTAACCGTGCGTTAGGTTATGAAGAACCTAACCAAGATTAATAAAAAGGAGGCGGTCTTTTGACTACTCAAAGACAATTACTAGATACGCTAAACAGCGTAGTCAATCAGCGTCTAACTGTCCCCACAAATCCGTATGGAGGTCAATGTGTCGCTGCGGTTGATAACATTCTACAGTATCAAGGTTTGTACAACCTCAATTTCAGTTATTTAAACGCTATAGACGGGCTGGACAGAGCTTCTATGTTAGGGCTTAAGGTTACCTACTTCAACGGTTCTAATAACCCTCCCGTCGGTTCTGTATTCGTTTCTGACTGCTCTCCATATCATCAGTTTGGTCACATTGGCTTTGTAGTGGCAGAACACGCAGACGGAACGGTTACAACCATCGAACAAAACATAGACGGCAACGCAGACGCTCTCTATAATGGCGGATGGGTTCGTAGAGTCCGTAGAAACTTATCAAGTGACGGAACGTTTAGTTATATTGATTGGAATGCGCCAAGTCAACGCATGATTGGTTGGTTTGAGTTGCCATTTACGCCCGAACCAACAGCACCACAACAAGAAAGCACAGAGAAGAGAGGAAAAGAAACAATGTTAGTTATGCGCAGTCATTCAGGAAAACAAGGATATTTTGGAGTTGTAGGAGATACGGTATTTGGTATCGGGCATATCGAAACAGTACAAAGTTTAATCAATGCGGGGGCTGCAGAAATCAGCATCCATGATGACGACTTCAACCGAATCGTCGGTCAACTCAACAGCGACTTAAAGATCCTTGGAAGCATTGAAAAAAATACCAACTCATAATTTATTATTGTTAAGGAGGTAGAAAATTGAGATTAAACTCTACCAATCTAAAGCAAGTGGGAGGTGGGCGCATCGTCAAACAAGGCGATAGCGCCTCTCTTTTTGAGTATAAACTACTCGATGAAAACCATTCACCAGTAGACGAATTAAACGGCACAGAAGCCAAAATAACGCTATATAATGCAAGTGGTAAGGTGAGTATAGACACATCGGTTACTAACTCTGGTATCACCTTTAAACTCGCTAAACCGCTTCCTATCGGTCTGTATACCGTGGAAGTCGTAGCGGGTGGATATGTATTCCCGTCTGACCGTAGAACCACGCTGGAAGTCGTGGCATCGGCAGATGAATATACTAGCAGTGAGTTGCTTGATTTGGTCAAAAACGATGTTAAGACTGAAATTGACAAGTATATTGCAGAACATCCAAACGGATCACAAACAGAAGAATTGCCAGATTTAACCGTACTATACAATCTAGCTAAAATTTGAAAGGACATATAAATGACTTTAAACACAGAGAAATTAACACAATTTGCGCAAGCAGTCGGAGCTGATGTCAAAGAAATCAAAACAACGCTTGCTAACAAGGCTGACAAGTCAGAAATCGGTCAAGGTGGCATCACCCAACAACAACTGGACACTGCTATTCAAGGCGTGAAAACGGCAATTCTTGGCGAAGGCGTACCAGAAGAGTTGGACACTTTGAAGGAGATCGCAGACAAGATCAAAGCAGGCGGAAGCTCAGATAGTGCTATTGTGTCTAAAATGACAGAGCTTGGTCAAAAATTCACCGATCTTGAAAACACTGACTTTGTACAAATTTATACCAGCGCTAAGAACGCCCTCTAAGGAGGTGCTGAATGGATAAATTAACAGAAGTAATCACGCTGATTGGGCGTGATATAAATAATCTCGAACATCGTCAATCTTCGGATTTTACGGAAGAGAAAGCTCGTCAGTTATTTCCAACGAATGTCAAGCTACAAGACGAAATAGAAAAATACATTGGTCGAGTTAATTTTATAACTAGAGATACGGCCTACGAGCTATTTCCAACCTATACAACCTTGCAATCCCAGATGGCCAATAACATCAAAGAGAAGCACGTAGAACTTGGACTTGACGCTTTGATCGATGACAAACTAAAAAACGGTGGTGATCCATTCGTTACGAGGTCTAAACTCCCAACGATTGACACTAGTCAGCTCGCAAGCAAGAACGATCTCGAAGAGCTGAAACGCACGGTCGGATCTGGGGCTGGTGGATCTGGTGAATTAAAAGGCCAAGGCTACCCGTACAATCTTAACGCTGACATCGGTACAATTTATACTGATACCACGGCTAAGAATGGAGCGGTGAAGTGGATCAAGAAAACCGCTGGGACTGGCTCTAACGCTTGGTCTGTCTTGTTTGGTGATGTCAAATTTAAACCAAGAAATATCAACTCAAATCAAACTAATGCATATGTTGAGTTTAGACGTGTAAATTCCACGGTAGAGGTCGGCTTCGGTGGTCTATCATGGGGTTGGTTTGGAATCGTGAGACGAGGTGCGCCCAGCTACGTTCCTCAAGGGTCAGACCGTGAACGTAACGTGGTGATCTTAAATGTCGGTGGTATACCCGTCGGTTTTCGTGCGACCAGCTCAAAACTGGGGATTATGACAAACGACAAGGGGAAACGCCTTGGCACTTTTTATTTAGGTGGGCCGGGTGACGGTAATCAGCTACGCTTACAATTTGATGATCCAGTGCCAACAGATCGGGATATTGGAGATTTACGATTTACTAATATGTCGTACACAACAGACGATCCTTGGCCAGAGACTCTATAATATGACACACACCCTCCCAATTCGGGAGGGCTTTTTTGTGTTTATAACGGCAATTTTTAAAAATGTCTATTACAACGGCAATTATGCTGTTATTTACTTGAAAAAAACGACCAACAGTGCTATAATAATTGTACACGGATTTTAAACAATCTACTGAATAACCAAGTGTAGATAGGGTGACACCTTGCTTGGATTGTATACATAATTCCCGTTACGCTCTCCGTGAGATATTGCGGAGGGATAAGTAATTCTCTTTTGAGTAATTGAAAGAGATCATGAAGTGTAAGAAGATTGAGGGTGTATGCAGTATAGAGGTTGTGCGTAATTAGACCATTATCAGACGGTGGCGGTGACAATAGACGCTTTCGGTGAAAGAATAATCTGGGGAGGCCTTGCGTAGCAGTAAGAACCGAACCAGAAATGCTAAATTAAACCGTTTTGCACTTGAGGTCGAGGGATCGGCCAATAACACTAAAGATAAGTACAAGTAGCCCAAAATGTGCAGATAAAACATTTGGATATGTTTATGCTTAAAATATATTTCTGAATGTCGGGTGAAAGTTGGACGTAACCAGTCGTGCCTAGTCATTTAATCGCTACGGAAGTTATAGGGTCGCTCCTTATGGCTCAGACCGTGGTAGGCTATTGGTCAATAAATTGCGTACAGTCGAAGTAGAGCGAAGGCTCATTTAGTTGATTGTTTAAAGTTCGTGTCCTTGCATTTAGCAAGGTTTTTTATTTTTGTCCGACTACGTTATTGACTACGTTTTTATTTATTTGAGCAATATTCAACCTTATCTAAAATATAGTCAAATCAACCAACCGCACTTAATGGATATCTAATGGTAATCGTATTGAAATTTTGGTATACTTAAGAGTATGAATTTATTAGAAAGTAGGCTTCCCATGGAGAAA